GGCGAGATGATGCGTTGGTTCATGCGAAAGACCAAGATCCAAAAGAATCTGTTGGTTTACTTCTCAATGTTAGAGGCAAACAGAGATATTTTCCTTGTGAAAACTTAGCAATTACTAACCATCAGCATTTTATATTAAATCCAGAAGACTATGTTAATGCAGATAAAACAGGAGAAATTATAGCTGTAGTTCATAGTCATCCTGTTACACCACCAATTCCTAGTCAAGCAGATCGGATTAGTTGCGAACATAGTAAGCTTCCTTGGCATATAGTTAATCCCAAAACAGAAGAGTGGGGTGAATGTATTCCAGAAGGATATATTCCAGACTTATTGGGTCGTCCTTGGGTTTGGGGTGTTACTGATTGTTGGTCATTGGTAAGAGATTGGTATAAACAAGAAAAAAATATTGATTTAATAGATTATGAAAGAAATATGACACCACAAGAATTTTTAGAGAATCCTTTATTTGAAACCTATGCTATTAGAACAGGTTTTAGAGAACTTAAAAATGAAGAGAAATTAGAAAAAGGTGATGTACTTTTAATGTCTATAATGCACCCAACTTTAAATCATGTAGCTATTTTTCTTGAGGATATGGTTTTACATCATTTAGCAGATAGACTATCTTGTAGAGAACCATATTCTGAGTGGTTGTTAAAATGCACTGGTAAGAGGTATCGCTATGCTCAGAACAGTTAAACTTTACGGAGAACTTGCAGAGTTTGTAGGGTATAAAGAACTTGATGCAGTAATAAATTCTACTGCTGATGCAATAAAGTTTTTAATTAGTAATTTTCCTAAATTAGAAGCACACATGGCAGATCGTTATTATCAAGTTTTAGTAGATGATTACGACATTGGGGAAGATGATATTCATAATCCTTTAGGTCAATCTGACATAAGTATTGTTCCTGTTATTACTGGTGCGGGTGGTAATACAGGTAGGTTTTTACTTGGTGCTGCTCTTATAGGATTTGCTATCGCATCAGGAGGAGCTGGCTTTGCTATAGGAGGAGGAAATTTTGGATTTATTGCTACAGGTGCTACTCCAAGTGCTTTCGCAGCACTTGCTGGAAATATTGGTGTAGGTCTTACTTTGATGGGTGTAAGTCAATTATTATTTCCACAAGAGTTACCTAAAGATTTTAATGATGAGCAAGATCCTAGAATATCATTTAGTTTTTCTGGAGTACAAAATACAAGTAGGGCTGGAACTAGCCATCCTATAGTTTATGGGGAAATAATAACTGGCTCAGTTGTAATATCAGCAGGTGTTGATACTAATCAGGTATCAGCATGACAAATAAAATTATTAAGGGATCAGGAGGAGCACCACCTACACCACCACCCCCATATAGAGCACCAGACACTTTAAATAGTAGACAGTTCGCATCTATACAAGATCTGCTTTCAGAGGGTGAAATAGAAGGTTTTGCAACACCTTCTAAAGCAAATCTTACGAAAGGAACTACAGCTTATAACAATGCATCATTAAAAGATATTTTTTTAGATGACACTCCTATTCTTAATTCAACCGCTAGTAATACAAATCCACAAACAGCAGATTTTAACTTTCAAAATGTAGGTTTTACACCTCGTTTTGGAACTGCTAACCAAACTCATATACCAGGTATAGAAGGTAGTCAGTCAACTTCTGCTGTTGGTGTTACAGTTACAAATTCATCTCCAGTTACTCGTCAAATAACAAATACTGCTGTTGACGCTGCAAAAATTACAATTACATTTCCGCAACTTCAAAAAGCTACAGATGAAGGTGATTTGCTAGGATCTTCAGTTAATTTAAAAATACAAGTTCAATACAATAGTGGTGGTTTTACTGATGTAATAGACGACACCATTACGGGTAGAACTGCTGATGCGTACCAAAAAGAGTATCGTGTTTCTTTTACTGGTGCTTTTCCTGTTGATATAAGAGTTATAAGAGTTACTGGTGATAGCACTTCTACACAATTAATAGATGCTTTCACATGGACTAGTATTTCTGAGATAGTAGATGATAAGCAGACTTATCCAAATAGTGCATATACAAATCTAAGAATAGATTCTGAACAATTTAGTTCTATACCAAAAAGAGCTTTTCGTATTCGTGGTGTAAAAGTAAGAATACCAGGCGCAGGAGCATCAAATTCTGGTACTCCTACTGTTGATTTACAAACAGGTAGAATCATTTATCCAAATGGTTATATCTTTAATGGAACAATGGGTGCTGCTGTTTGGTGCTCATGCCCCGCAATGATATTGCTTGATTTACTTACAACTGAAAGATATGGATTTGGTACACATATTACAGATAGTAATTTAGATTTATTTAGCTTTGTAGCAGCTAGTAGATATGCAAATGAATTAGTAGATGATGGTTTTAATGGACAAGAAGCTAGATTCAGTTGCAATGTAAATATACAAGGATCTAAAGAAGCATTTGACTTAATAAATGAATTATCTGGAGTTATGAGATGTTTTCCTATTTGGTCTGAGGGGTCTGTAACAATTTCACAGGATAGACCTACAGATTCTAGTTATTTATTTAGCCTTGCAAATGTAGGTGAAGGTGGTTTTACTTACTCAGGAAGTAGTTTGAAACAAAGACATACAGTAATTAGTGTTAGCTATTTTAATATGGATAGTAGAGAAATAGACTATGAAGTTGTAGAAGATACGTCTGCTCAAAACAAGCTAGGAATAATTAAGAAAGATGTAAAAGCATTTGCCTGTACTTCTCGTGGGCAAGCTGCGAGACTTGGGAAAGCAATACTTTTCAGTGAGCAACATGAAACTGAGGTTGTTAGTTTTACTACATCATTAGATGCGGGAGCAATCGTAAGACCTGGTTCTGTTATTTCTATTAATGATCCAGTTAGGGGTGCATATCGTAGAAGTGGTCGTATTAAATCTGCAACAACTACTTCTATAACAGTTGATAACACTAAAGATCTTGATACATTCTCAGGATCAAATAAAAAATGTAGCGTAATATTACCTGACGGTGAAATAGAAACAAAAAATATACTTGGGGTTGTTAATAATATTATAAGTTTAGACTCTGCCTTATCTGCTACACCGAATGTTAATAGTATTTGGCTTATTGAAAGTTCTAACCTAGAAGCTCAAACTTTTAGAGTTATAACTGTAGAAGAAAAAGATGGTGTTAATTTTACTATTACAGCATTAACATATATTGATGGTAAGTATTCAAATATCGAACAAGGAATAAGTCTTCCAACAAGAAATATATCATTATTAAATTCTCCTAAAGATCCTCCTTCTGGTCTTAGTGTCAAAGAGAGAATTGTTGTTATTAATAATTTGGCTGTAACAAAATTAATTTTATCTTGGGTTTCTGTTACAGGTGTGAGTCAATATCTTGTTCAATATAGATTTAATAATACAAACTGGGTTACTGAAATTGTATTCAGACCTGATTTTGAATTACTCAATACTGAAGCTGGAACTTATGAGTTCAAGGTATTTAGTTATAATGCAACTCTTAAATTATCTTCTACGTCTAGTGACTTAATATTCAATGCTATAGGTAAAACCGAAGCCCCTAGTGATGTACAGGATTTATCAATTGAGCCAGTTAATAATAAACTTATAAGATTAAGATGGAAAGAGTCAATTGATCCTGATGTTATTCATGGAGGTAAAGTTTATGTCAGACATTCTAATAAAACTGATGGATCTGGAAGTTTTCAAAATTCTATTGATCTTATAGAAGCACTTGCAGGAAATACAACAGAAGCGGTTTGTCCAAGTATTGAGGGAGAGTATATTCTTAAATTTCGTGATGACCAAGGAAACTTTAGTACTGGAGAAACTTCAGTAATATTAGATTTGCCTGATTTAATTGATAGTCAGAAAGTTTTTGAAGATAGAGAAGATACAGATCCAACAGTTTTTGGTGGTTCTAAAACTAATTTATCTGTAGTTGGAGGAGGTTTAGAATTAACAAATCCGTCTGCTAATCTAACAGGTTCTTATGATTTTGCTTCTACTTTGGATCTTGGTGCAGTGTTTTCTTTAAATCTTGAACGATTAGTTCAAAGTGTTGGATTTACTGTTGGTTTAGCAAATACTATAGATGCTTTAATTCCAACAGGAACATTTTGGGATGATTATGCACAAAATGGTAATTTTGATGGTGCTGCTATAAATGATGTTACTGCATCATTATCAGTAAGGACTACTCAAGATAATCCCTCTTCTGGTTCTCCAACCTATACACAATTTAACACTTTTGCTAATGGTACTTTTAAAGGTAGAGGGTTTCAATTTAGATTAAACGTAAAATCAGAAAATATTGCTCATAATATTTCTATACAGCAATTAGGAATTTCTGCATCTTTTGAATCAAGAACAGAAAGAAGTTATGTAACTGGTGGAACTACATCTACTGCACCTTTATCTTCTGGAACTTCTAATTCTGGATTAAATGTTGTTTTTGGAAAACCGTTTTTTGTTGGTCTTGGAGGTTCTAATACTTTTTTACCTTCTGTAGGTATTACTATACAAGGAGCAAATTTAGGTGAGTACTTTGTTCTTTCAAATGTTACTGGAACAGGATTTAATATAAAAATATTAGATAATTCTAATAATCCAGTAAATAAACAATTTACTTTCCAGGCTGTCGGGTATGGTAAAGGGGTGTAATATGGAAAAAAAGATTTTTTAAATGGCACAAGTAGGTAATAAAAATATTGATAATGCTTCTGGTCAAGTTGTAAGGCTAGATATTCAAAATACTATAGCAGCGGTAGCTTCAAATAATTTTGGATCAAAAGTATCTGCTGGAGAAATTCAACCTGCAGAGTTTGTAGCTGATAGTTCAACTAATCCTAAACAGCTTTTAATAAGATCTACAAGTGGTAGCTCTGCGGCTGCAAGTGCAACATTTTTTCCTGTAGGAAATCTAGATGAAGATAATTTAGGTTTACTGCCTAAAGCGGGCGGTACAATGACAGGAAATATTTTAGGTCATGATGGTTCTGGATCAAGTAGCCCATCTTACGCATTTGATACGGATTCAGATACAGGAATGTATAGAGTTGGTGCTAATACAATAGGTTTTTCTACAGCAGGTGCTTTGAGAGTAGACATAAGTGACGCAGGTTTAGCAACAAATAATGGATTGCCCTTAAAACTTCAAAGTTCTTCAAGCAATAATTATGTTTCTTTAAAAGCTTCTAGTTCTTTATCCTCAAATGTAAATCTTACACTTCCTACAAGTGTAGGCAATGCAGGAGAAGTCTTACAATCTGATGGTAGTGGGACTTTAAGTTTTGCAGTAATACAAGGTGTTCCAACTGGAGCAGTCTTTTGTATGGCAGTAGCTACTGTTCCTTCTGCTTATTTAGAGTGTAATGGAGCAGCAGTAAGTAGAACGACTTATGCAGCTTTATTTGCAGTTATAGGTACTCAATACGGGTCAGGTAATGGAAGTTCAACATTTAATATACCTGATTTAAGAGGTGAATTTGTAAGAGGTTACGATCATGGAAGAGGTGCTGATTCGGGAAGAAATATTGCAAGTTCACAAGCTGGAGATACGGTTGCTCATACACATGCTTATTCAAACAGTAGCTTAACTCTTACTGGAGGTAATCATGCACACCCAATTAGAAGAATTACATTAAATAATAACAATGGATCTGTAAACATAACTTTAGGATCTGGTCAAAGTTACAATGTAGGTTATGCAAATAATGATAGTGCTCTTGTTGCTGCTAATAATGCAGTAAAAGATAGTGGAAATATAAGTGTAACAGGTACTTTACCTTCTATAAATGCTACAGGAAGTGAATCTAGGCCACGTAATATAGCTATGATGTATGTAATAAAAGTTTAATTATGGCAATCGAACCTGGCATTTATAACTTTACTCTGCAAAGAAGATCAGATCATACGATACCTTTAATTTTTAAGGATTCAAATAATAATGCAATTAATCTTACGGGATTTACTGTTGCAGCTCAAGTCTGGGAAGAAACTCGCAATCATAAATTTGCTGATTTCTCTGTAACATATACAGATAGATCAGCAGGCTCAGTAAGTATTACTCTCACCGATGTTCAAACTGCAACATTTACAGTGCCTTCTTTAAGATATGATGTCTTGTTAATTGATGGAGCAGGTAACAAGGAGTATTATTTAGAAGGTACAATTACAATGAGTGAAGGTTACACAAGTACATGACCTCAGTAAATATAACAACACAAAGAAATACTGTAACAGTTAATGGTGAGACTAATGTTGTTACTATTGCCACTGCAGGGCCTCAAGGTGCTCAATTTAGTGTTTCTAACACAAGCTTAAATGACACAAACAGAGTTAATAATTCAGTAGTGTATTTTGATTCAAGTAGTGGTACATTTAAGGCAGATCAAACACGCACTGTCGAAAACTTAGTAGACGGAGGAAACTTCTAACATGGCAAACACCTTAAGGATTAAAAGATCTACTGGATCATCAGCACCAACCTCATTAGCCAATGCAGAACTAGCTTTTACTGAAGGAACTGAAACCCTGTTTATTGGTAAAGGAACTGGAGGTGCGGGAGGATCAGCGACCAGTGTTATAAAGATTGGTGGCAAGGGTGGTTTCTTTGATAAAGATACAGTTCAAAATGCAAATAAAGTTTTAGCAGGTCCTGGATCAGGAAGTGATTCTGCTCCTACATTTAGAGCATTAGTAAGTGATGATATTCCTTCTATTGCCCATACAAAAATAAGTGATTTTGATGCGGGTGTTAGAACAAATAGATTAGATCAATTAACAGCACCTACTAGTGCAGTTTCTTTAAACTCACAAAAAATAACAGGTCTAGCAGATCCTACTGCGGATGCTGATGCAGCAAATAAAGGATATGTAGATGGTGTTGCTCAAGGTTTAGATATTAAGGATTCTGTGGTCGCTACAACTACTGCAAATGGTACATTATCAAGTGCGTTTGCTAATGGTCAATCCATAGACGGTGTAACTTTACAAACTGGTGATCGAATATTAATTAAAAACCAGACTACCGCTTCACAGAATGGTATTTATAACGTAAATGCTTCTGGTGCTCCATCAAGAACCTCAGACATGGCAACTGGCTCTAATGCCGCTGGTGCTTTTGTCTTTGTAGAACAAGGAACAGTTAATGCAGAAAATGGTTTTACTTGTACAACTGATACTGGATCTGCTGTTGTTGGAACAAATAATTTAACATTTGCACAATTTTCTGGTGCGGGGCAAATTATAGCGGGAGATGGTATTGCTAAATCTGGTAATACATTATCTGCTGATCTAAAAACCAATGGTGGTCTTGTTATTGAATCTGCAAAGATAGCTGTAAAACTTGACGCAACTTCAATTACTGGAACGCTTGCTATCGGAGATGGGGGTACAGGAGCTACAACTGCCACTGCTGCATTAACTAATCTTGGTTTTTCTAATTATGGAAAAACATTGATAGATGATGCGGACGCTGCGGCTGCTCGTACCACATTAGGACTTGGTAGTATTGCTACCCAGGCTGCTAACTCTGTTGCTATAACAGGAGGTTCGATTACGAACTTAACAACATTTGATGGTATAACCATAGATGGCGGTAGCTACTAATCTATAGGAGGTTATAGCTCATGGCTAATGTAATCAAACATAAAAGAGGATCTGGCAGTGATCCAGTTGCAAATGATCTTGTTGTCGGTGAAGTAGCGATAAGAACTGATGTTGGTAAGTTATTTACCAAGATGGACAATGGTAGTGTTGCTGAGATAGCTGGTGGTGGTAGTGATATCGCAATAAATACGCTTAGTTCATCATCTGGTACTGGTGGTGGTAGTGCAACATTTAACGGATCTGCTTATAGATTTACCTTGTCTGCACCTCCTTCTGTATCAGCACAGCAGTTATTGGTAAGCATTAATGGTGTAATCCAAAAACCAGTGGCAGGTACAGGTCAACCTAGTGAGGGATTTAGTGTTGATGGAACGGATATTATTTTAGGTGACGCACCAGCAACAGGTAGTGACTTTTTCATCCTTACATTTAAGAGTCTTGGAGTAAGCGAACCAGCAGACAATAGTGTTACAAGTGCAAAGATAGTAGATGGAGCGATTGTAAATGTTGATATAAATACAAGTGCAGCTATCGCTGGAACAAAGATTAGTCCTGATTTTGGATCGCAAACTGTAACCACAACAGGCACAGTTAATACAGGACTTATAAATGCAAGTTCAGCATCAGATCAAATTTTAAACTTAAATTCTTCTGATAATGGTGCTGTTTATTTAGCTTTTAAAAGGAGTGGAGGTAGAAAAGCATATTTTGGTTATGGAGGAACTGGAGACACAATTAGTCTTGCAAATGAAATAAGTGATGGCGATATAGTTATTGCTGGTAATGACGGTGGAAGCAATATAAATATGCTTTCTTTCAATACAAGTGAAAATGGAAGAGCTACTTTTGTTGGCAATGTTAATGTTGGTGCTGGTCTTGACGTAACAGGAGCTATCACTGGAACTGGTGATCTGACCATTGATACCAATACTTTACACGTTGACTCTTCTAACAATCGGGTTGGTATAGGTACAACATCTCCTGATGCTGCCCTCGTTGTACGAGGTAGTGCTTCAGCACCTCATACCGTTCTTAAAGTTAATTCACAATCTGAAAGTACACAAGCATTTATACAAACTGTTCAAGATAGTGATCTTCGTATAGGTTCAGAGTCTAACCATCCTCTAAATTTATATACTAATGGAAACGCACGTTTACATATAAAGAATACTGGTGAAGTAGGTATAGGTACAACGAGTCCAACACAACCTCTGCACGTTTTAAGTACAACAAATCCAGCAATACTCGCTAGAAACGATAGTGGTGGCACTGGCATAAGGATGCAAACTGACAATGGATCTGCTTGTAGTCTTAGTTTTAGTGA